CAGTATCCAGCTTTTGTTCCTTCGATAATACTCTCGCTGCTGTGCGGGGTTAAATTTGGAGGAGATGGATCAATAGTAAGTTGTTATAGCCACTTGCAGAAGCACGTAAGAGAAGGCTACCTAAACGACGATCTTGAACAGATCAAGCCTCACACCATTGGATTCCCTGGACCACCGCTTGGTCAACAACCGCCATGTTCGAGCCCTACATCTCAGGGCTGAATGCCGTCTCGTCCTTCCGTGCGTTGGACGAATCAGCAGAAGTAGCCGCCAATCAGTTACGGGCCAAACGCTCATGGGATTTGGTGTTCGACCGAATAATCCTCTTCGGTTCATACGACAAACGGCTGGCCTCACCCTCTACGACGTTCATTGCATGCGATGATTTCCCGCATATCGCAGTGATGGCGTTTGTAGCCGCAACTCAGAGTGTTCCCACCTGCATCCTGAACGCTGACATCGTTGTGGCACCGAATCTCAAGGCGATGGTGAACCAAGCGTGGGCCAAGGGTGCTCTGGCGATGACGAGCCAACGGTTGGAGTTCGACCCGAAGACTGAAGACTATTTCCGAGCCGTGGTGAAAGATTTAGGGGCAGACTTCTTCTGTGCTAAACCGGAAGTGTGGAAGCAGGTTTACAAGGAGATTCCGAAGGCGTATCGGATTGGAAACGGGTTGTGGGATTCGTGGATGCTTAATTTTCTAATACTCACGTTTCCCAAGCGGTTCTTAGACATCACCACACTGGGTCCGATATTCCACCCAAAACATGGCGATCGTAAGAGAACAACGATGGAAGAAATTCCACACGACAGGTTTCTTGCGAACGGCATGGGATTTCCACCTCCTATCTAATCATGTCGTCTTCTTCTGAAGATAGAAAGGCTTACAATGCTTCATATCATGAAGCTAACAAGGAGCGGATACGCGCACAGCAGCGAGAGTATTATCGAAGGAACAAAAGCTGGATACTGGCAAGGGCCAAGGTTTACGAAAGGGAGTGGCGATTAAAAAACAAAGAGAGATTGAACGCTAGGCGACGTGAGCGGTATCGGCTAAACCCAGAACATGAACTGTCGGTTAACAAAAAATGGCAATTACTCAACAAAGGCAAAGCTGTCCAATATTACAGAAATGCTCGTTCCAAAGATCCAGATCGGATTAGAAAATATTGCCGCGATAGCTATTGGAGGCACGTTGAGAAACGCAGGGAGGCTAGTCGCAAATACTCGTGGGCAAAAGGTCGAAGAAGGCTGGCTAGGCTAAGAAGCGTGGTAATTGACGAGCGCGGAATCAAGGAATGGATCAAATCTGTAAAAGCACAGGAGACGGCTACATGTTATTACTGCGCGACCGTCATACTCACTTCCGATATTGAGTTCGATCATGTTATCCCGATTTCAAGACAAGGCCCTCACGCGCTCTATAATCTCTGCGTCTCCTGCATGTCGTGCAATCGAAGTAAGCACGCAAAGACACCATCGGAATGGCCAGAAACCGGACAAAAACTATTGAATCTATAGTTGCCGACTGTGGCGCACAGGCATAGCCTCCGAAGTGGAATGAATTTTTCGACACCCGCCGTCATAGAAAGTCTCTGCTATCAGCTTCGATTGGCGGATTATCCGCGCTCCCTAAACCGAGCGAGGATCGATTCGTTGTTCAACGGTAGTCCACCGTATAGCGCACAGGAAGAGGCTGAGAACAACATTGCGATCAACGTAAACTCGCTCGAAGGGACCAAGCTGGCCCATGACGCTCGTTCGCAGTTCTCCAACGCCTTTCAAAAGCCTGGAGCGTTCTTCACCGCCCGCACCGACATGGGTACAACCCATAAACGGCAGGAGTACGGGACCATCGTCAGCCGAGAGGTGAACAAGATCATGAAGGGGTCGCCGATCTACTTCGAGACGTTGCGCTCGAAGTTCGCGATGCTCTGTTTGCACGGGATTGGTCCTTCAGCATGGCAAACTTCTCAGATGTGGTGTCCAGACGCGATTGGGATCGAGGATGTCATGATCCCATCGAACACACTGTTGACCATGAAGAACCTGCCGTTCTTCGCGATCTTCCGGTCCTACACGGCTTACGAACTTCACCGGCTTACGCACGGCCCAAAGGTTGATCCGGCCTGGAACATGCCCGTGGTGGAATCGCTTTTGAAATGGGCGGACTCGAATACATCCCAGCTTTCCGGAACGACGTGGCCACAGGTTTGGTCGCCTGAGAAGATGGAGAACCGTATCAAGGATGATAGTGGCCTTTACGCATCTGATGCCGTTCCCACCATCGACACGTACGATTTCTACTGGTACAATGACGATAAGAAGGTGTCTGGCTGGAATCGCCGAATCATCGTAGATGCCTACGGCCAACCGGGAGTAGGTGGAGTGCTTCCGTCAAAGAAAACGACTGGTGTCGAGAACGGCTTTCTCTACGACCCTGGAACTCGAAAGTACGGGTCGAAGATGTCGGAGATAATCAATTTCCAGTTCGCCGACCTTTCCGCCGTAGCTCCGTTCCGTTACCACTCCGTACGATCGTTGGGTTTCCTGCTCTACGCGGTGTGCCACCTTCAGAACCGACTTCGCTGCAAGTTCAACGAGGCAGTCTTTGAATCTCTGATGATGTACTTTAGGGTAAGTTCATTGGATGACGCCGAGCGTGCTCTGAAGATAAATCTTATCAGCAAAGGTATCATCGAAGAATCGGTGAAGTTTCTTAACCGGGACGAACGAATGGAGTGGAATGCCAGTTTGGCTGAATTGGGACTTAACCAAAACCAGTTGATCATCAACCAGAACTCGTCCTCGTATGTCCAAACCCAAGGTAAGACCAACCCGGATGTCGAAAAGACCGCGTTCCAAGTTCGGGCCGAACTTAACGCGACCACGGCGCTCATCTCTTCGGCTCTCCTTCAGGCGTATCAATACCAGACGTTCGAGTATCAGGAAATCTTCCGACGTTTCTGCATTAAGAACTCTCGCGACGTGGATGTACGGACGTTTCGTCTCAATTGCCTTAAAGCTGGGGTGCCGGAAAAGATGCTCGTCCCAGAAGCATGGGAGCTTGAACCTGAACGAGTGATGGGCAGTGGCAACAAGACGATGGAGATGGCCATTGCGCAGCAATTGATGGAGTGGCGCCCGCTCTATGACCCACAGAGCCAGCGGGAGATTCTCCGCATCAGCACTCTCTCTGCGACTGACGATCCTGGACTCACCAAGAGTCTTGTGCCTGAAGAACCAGACAAGCTCACTGACTCAAAACAGAAGGCGATGGTGGCGATGGGTTCGCTGATGCTTGGATTGCCCGTGAAGTTCGGTGTGACCGACAACCGGGTGGAAGTGACCGAGGTATTGCTGGCCGAGATGGCGATTATCGTCGGCCGAATCAACAAACGTGGTGGAGTGGCCAAGCCAGAGGAACTGGTGGGGTTACAGACAGTAGGCCAGACCATCTCGGAACAGCTTCAGATCATCAGTCAGGACAATGGTAATAAGGACCGGGTGCGGAAGTACTCCGATGCACTTGGCCAGATCATGAATTTGGTGAAGGCATTTGCCCAACGGCTGCAACAGCAGATGCAGGCGGCGGCGCAACAAAATGGAAACGGTACTCCAGACGCAGCCGACATGGCCAAGGTAAAAGCCATCGAAATGCAGGCGGCTGTCAAAGCCAAGAACGCCTCAGAATCTCACGCCCAAAGGACATCGCAAAGGCAAGTTCAGTGGGAAATGGAAGAGAAACGAAAACAGGAACAGCATCAGCTTGAGATGGCCAAGGAGGCGCAGTTAACACAGGCTGAGATTGCCGCTCAGGATGTTAAGACGGCTGCGGAGATTCGTCGTGAACGGGCTAAGGCTGATAACGAACCGGAAACCACTGCTGAATGAATCTCACCCCAAAGAAGGATTTTTTGGAGAAGAAGCAATTTTCCAATGCCCATCGTGAGTTGGTCCTATCGACCCCCTTCCGAGAAGCACTCCATGCCGCGTTGATCGACCAAATCCTGACTATGACCATGACTTACGATCCGGTTGAAGCTGCCGCTGACTATCACCGAATCATGGGAGCCCGCCATTTCATCGAGCACTTGCTCAACATTGCCGAGATGCCTAAAACACCACCAACACCACCATCAGCCAACCTAGATCACTCGATCCGTTAAAACCTATGCCAGCCGAAGCACCAGTAGCACCACCAACCGCACCAGCACCGTCACCAAATGCCGCTCCGGCAAAGCCTGCCGCTCCAGCCGCGGCGAAACCGGCAGCACCAGCCAAGCCTGCCTCTTCCGAACCAGCCAAGGTCGTAAACCCGTTCGATCAGGCGAATGCCGACATGGCGAAGTTCGCCGACCCAGACGAGGAAGATACGAAACCGCCTGTCGCACCCAAAGCGCCGGCCAAACCAGCAGCGAAGGCAGCAGCCAAACCTGCCGAAGCTGAAGAACCTGAAGCTGAGTTGGAAACAAAGCCGGGAGAGGAAGACAAACCGGCAGAAGAGAAGGCAGCCGAAGAAAAACCCGTTGAGGGCAAACCCGGGAAGACTTCGCCGTGGAAACTGGTAGAATCCTACAAGAAGACCAATGCACAACTTCAGAAGGAGATCGCCGAACTGCGTCTCGCGCAAAAGCCGGGCGAACTGCCCAAGGAACATCAGGAGAAGTTTTCCGCCATCGAAGCTCGCAACAAGGAACTGGAAGACGAGATTCGTCATGTCAACTACTCCAAGTCCAAGGAATTCGCTGAGCAGTACCAGAAGCCCTACGAAGAGGCTTGGCTAAACGCCGTCGCCGATCTGAAGGAACTCGTCATCACCAATGATGACGGCACGTCCCGAAACGCCACCGCCCAAGACTTGATTGCTCTGTCCAACATGCCGCTTGGTCAAGCCCGGTCCACCGCCAAGGCTTGGTTCGGAGATTCCGCCGACGACGTGATGGCACATCGCCGCACCATCCGCGACCTGTCCGACAAACAGACCAAGGCGCTGGAGGATTCCAAGAAGTTCGGCAGCGAACGTGAACAGCAGCGCACTGCGGAGATGCAGGCCAAGCAGAAGGCGCGTTCTGAAGAGGCGGCAAAGGTATGGTCACAGGTGAACGCCGAAGCTGTCGAGAAGTACGATTTCCTTCGACCGGTCGAAGGTGATACGGATCGCAACGATAGGCTGGAAAAGGCCGTAAAGTTCGTGGACGAGACGCTTAAATCGAATATCAATGCGGCCAAGACACAGGAGGAAAGGGACTCAATCATTCGTGCTCACAGCGCGTTGCGAAATCGGGCTATAGGATTCAGTGTGTTGAAACACGAAAACGCCGGTTTGAAGGCCAAAGTAGCGGAATTGGAGAAATCCATTGCCGAGTTTCAGGCCAGTGAACCAACCAATGGTGGCCCTAAATCACCGGCAAACGGAGAGGCTTCAGGTGACGAAATGGGTGCCTCACTGGCGCGACTGGCAAATTACGTGACGTAGGTCTTGTATTTAATTAAGGATTCTGCCATGATTTCGCTCATCCACCATGAGCGAATCCAAACCCATCTTGTGCGGTACGTGTGGAGCAAATCCGCCACTCAGTTACCATCGTTCATGTAAGGAATGCAAAAACGCTGCGCAGAGAAAATGGTGGCGGAAGCATTATAATCCATCACCAGTTGGCGTCCGATCATTAGCCGACAGGTTTTGGGACAAGGTTGTTAAGAGCGATGGTTGTTGGGAATGGGTTGGGTGGTGTCGTGAAGGTTATGGACGAATCTCAATTGGAAACCGAGTATTCAGGACCGCTCACAGGGTGTCTTGGGAACTTCATAATGGACCTATACCAGACGGTCTATTCGTTCTTCACAAGTGCGACAATACTCGCTGTGTTCGACCTGACCATTTGTTCCTTGGAACTAAGGGCGACAACAATCGTGACCGCCACTCGAAAGGAAGATCTGGATCTCATGTCGGAGAACTCAACGGCAGAAGGAAGCTTTCGGAGGCAGATGTTATTGAGATTCGACGCTTGTTCACTCCTTGGAAGTGTAGGTATTCCGACCTCGCTACGCGTTTTGGTGTGTCCACCAGCACCATAAATTCAATCGTAAATCGCCGCACTTGGACAAATCTTTAGTTGACAGCAGTCCCGGCTCGCACTACTTCATCGAATTGTCAGCATAGCCGTTGGTCTGACATAATCTCCCAGTCGGCTCGGTATTGGCTGTCTGCTATACGCAGACGACGGGCTTAAAAACCCGAGAGTTGAGGCGATCAACTCGTAGCAATAGCCAGCTTCAAGACATCACCCCAGTCTAACTGCATTCAGGCATGTTGCCGTTTGCGAGGATTTCTGGAACTTGAAACGATGATTTTATGGCAACGATAAGCTGCACGAAATTCGCGCAATATCTTGTAGATCAACAACCTGTATACGACAAATTGATCCTCTCCGACATCCGGCCCACTGACTCATGGGTGCTCAACGTGGCCACCGGCACGTTCGATGCGTTCTCCGGGGTCGAACACACTCTGGACCGGTTCCGTCACGTCTTCCCGAATACGACCAAGCAATGGCTCCGCACCTCCTACGCATCCTGTGTGGGGACGCCGTGCGATAAGACTGAGCATTGCATCGGTTGGGGTGCAACGCGGATCACTTACTACCTGGAGGAACAAAGCTGGCAGACGCCGCTTTTGTGCTTCGACCAGGAGATGCACGTCGTCAAGGCACAGGAACATTTCCGGCAGATCATCTCGGACATCTTGCGGCCGGCCACAACGGACATCATGTCCAACTTCCTGCGCAAGCGGGCACTTCAGTTTGCCGACAAGAAGTTCATCGCCAACCGGACGATGACTGAGTTCACGTTCGTTTGGACCGTGGTTGGTGACGAGGAAATCTTCTTCGATACATCGGCCAACCCGGCGACGGTCTTCAAGCTGGTTCCGCAGATGTTGCAGAGCCGCTTTGAGCCGCTGATGCGCCGTGGATACGGCGGCAAGAACCCGTTCAAGGAAACAGCACCGTTCATCGAGCTTGTGACCGACATCTCGACCGCTTGGGAACTCGACAAGCTTGGTGGGGCGACCGGCGTGGGTGGTGTTCCTTCTGTGACCGGCAACTGGCGCTTTACGCAGTGGGACTCGGCGAACGCCTATTGGCGCTACGGCTTCAGCGGCCAGATCGGAAACTTCATGGTTCGCACAGACCCGATGGGGCTACGGTTCAATTTCGTTCGTGATCTCGGCGCCGCGGCTGGTGTGAATCGTTACCGCTACCAGATCGTGTTGCCATACGTGAATCAGGTCACGAGCGGCGCCGGGGGCGCACCGGGTCTTGGTTCAGTGGAAAACCCGGACTTCGACCGGGCACAGTTCCGGATCACTTACATCTGGCACAAGAAAGGTATGGAGGCGCTCGTGATGGACGCCAATCCGGTGAATCCGGAGATGCCTTTCTCCAGCCGCAATTTCGGCGGAAAGTGGCAGTTCGTGATGGATAACCTCGGGGCCGGTGAAAACGGATGCGTGGTTGAGAACAAGCGGCGAAACAAGGGCCAGTTCATCGCGGACTTCAAACTCGCGATCCGACCGCTCTACACGGAGTTCATCAACGTGTTCTTCCATCGCGGCGAACCGTTCTGCGTGCCGGAAATCAGCAATTGCAGCGTTGATCCTGGGTATCCGACTCAGGCTTACGGAAGCTGTAATCCGCTCTGTCCGTAATCAATCTTGGTCGGTGGCATTAGTTAGGGCTTGCCTGTGGTTGGTCAGGCAAGCCCTACTTTACCGAAAGGCTTTCTATGGCTTACGACATGATGGATGACGAATCGGCTCCTTCCAGTGCCGAGGCTGACGAGCAAGACACCACGAAGGGTAGTAACGACGATAACAAGAGTGACGAGACTGAGGATCAGTTGTCACTCGTGCCAAAGAGCTTCTTCAAGGATGAACCAAAGCCCGGAGACCGTGAGATGGTCGAGGTGATGGAAGTGTACGACGACGAGGTAAGCATCAAGTGTGTCTATGTGGACAAGGACGACAAAGGCGATAAGGAAGAGAAGGAGTCCGACAGCGAATCGGAGACAGAGGATTCGATGATGTCGTAATATGGCCTGTGACCCCAATACTCTGATGGCGCAGGCGACGTGCTACGACTGCATGTATCTGCCGGGACAAGCCGCCGCTGTTGAGATCGTGCTTTTGTGCGCCATTCGCGATGGCACAACGATAACCTGCGATCCTCAAGCACTCATCACACAAGCTAACTGCATTCTCACCTGTATCCCGTTAGGGATGCTACCGGCCGTTAAAATCGCCCTTCTTTGCCAGATTGCGGGTCTTTGATTTATGGCCTGTGACCCAGCCGTACTGATTGACCAAGCCAAGTGCATCAATGCCTGTATTCCTAAAGGGATGATGCCTTCGGTGAACTTGGCGCTGCTCTGTCAGATTGCCAATACAGGTGGTGCCGCTTCATTTCCTGTGGCTGGCTTGATTCATTATTGGAAGATGGAAGAGGCTTCTGGGAGTAATCGAGTTGATAGCATAGGTGCCTCTAATTTGTCAGAGAATCTTGCAGCTGTTGGAAGTGGCGCTGGAATACATGCCAACGCAGCGAGCTTCACAGGAGTTAGCTATCTTGAAAATGCAGCCTTCGTAACATCTGTTCCTTGGTCGTTTGCATTATGGGCTAAGTGTCCATCATTTGTTGGTGGATTAGACGTAGCTGAAATAACTGCTGGAGCTTTGTCAGTATTTTTTACGTTAACTGCCGCTGGGAATTTGGAAGTTGGAAATGGCACTGATGGAACTCTATTCACGCCAGTATTTGGAGCAATCAATACTTGGCATTTGATCGTTTTAACGATTCTTGCCAATGGAACATATTCTCTAAGTATTGATAATTCGGCATTTGCCGTTGTGGTGGCAACACCACCTGGACCAAGCACGAAGATTCAGTTTGGCACTTCAGACACCGTCGGAGGAAACAAGTTCACAGGATTACAGGATGAAGCCGCAATTTGGTCGCGTGCCATAACTCAGTCCGAAGTTAACACGCTCTGGAATGGCGGAGTTGGAACATTTTTATGAAACGATACATCGCAATTCTCAATCAGACCGATTCTGCACCGGTAGCAACAATCCTGGAAAACAACATCGGACAAATCGTTTGGTCGCGTGCTTCATCTGGTGTCTATCTTGGCACTCTTGTTGGGGCATTTCCGGCATCACAAACAATCGCATTTTGTGGAGATGGACAGGGCGGAGAAGAGGCTACCCTGACTACGGTGGAATTGCCTGCCAACTCGGAAGATTACGTAGTAGTAAAAACGAAGGATTGGTCCTCTGAAAATGGCCTAATAGAATCTGATGGGTTACTTGTCAGAACGGTCGTAGAAATCCGGGTTTATTAACCGTGAGACTATGGCTGGCATTGGTGTTGATGGTGCCAAGCTGCGTGAGTCCGAATAAACCCACGGCTACTGCGATCAACAACGGTCCGCCACTGCCGGTGAGGGCTGCTCCTCTCAAAACGGTTCCTCAGATACGATTTCGAGCGGCCACCGCTCAAGATCCTACGCTGGTTGGTGTGTGGGCATATCCTGCTGTCATTCCTACAAATTCTGTGTGGGACTTACAAGGAAGCTCAAATCTAACGACGTGGGTAACTGAGCAAACGAATCTTGGCCCTGGAGATGTCTTCATCAGATTCACCAACAAGTTTCGTTTCTACAGAATGAGAGCTAGGTGAGCATGGGGCGAGTTCTCAAATATCCACGTTCTCCAATTCATTGGAGAAATCGGCAGCACTTGGCGCTGTTAGCGGAAGCATCTGAGCTAGGGCTTGCCAAGAAAGCAGCCGTTCATCTTAAACCGGCTCCGAGCAACGAAGAGTTGAGGGCGCAGTACATGTCATCTTCCGCCTTGGAATTAAAGCGAACTACCCCATTGTTCAAACCGCATGACTGACCAAGTTGCCATTGCGATCTGGACTGGGCTTCCTCCTACTCTGCTGGCGGCTGCCGCTTTGTGGAAGGTAATCGTGATCGATGGAAGGGTGGACCGGGTACACAAGGAGTTGAACAGTCGATTGACTCAGTGGAGAGAAGAAACCAAACAAGCCACCATTGCATCCAATGCCGCCGCCAAAGCAGAAGGCGTGAAAGAGACGGAGGATAAGGGTAAGGTCGAGATCAAGGGTCAGTAGGTAAGCCGGTGGTTTGATTCCAACCGGTTCATTCGATCCTTGAACTTCTGTTTCCAGCCGTCGTCAATCTTCAAGGCTCCCTTGGCAACGATCATGGAGATGACAAAGCCAAACCTGCGAGCCATCTCCACTCCAGTAACAAGACCATCGAACAAGTCGGGTGAACGGCCAGTCTTGAGCTTCATCTTCTCCTTGGGTTCCACCTCGATCTTGTTGGCACCGACGATACCCCACTCGCGCATACAGCCTTCGTTCATTACCTCTTCGGTCATCCCTCGGAACTGCTGGCTTTGAATGGTGAGGGCCACAGAGTACCACAGTTCGCTGACGAACTTTGAGTAGTAATCACGGCACGTCATCTTGACTGCGTTGGGAATCCACGTAACTTGCCGCTCTGACGGTTTTCCTCCGAACTCGATTGGAACGACATGCGGACTCCAGATGCGTCCAAACGCACCCATCAAAGTGCCACGTCCGGTTGAATCGAACCCGAACTGTTGAGGTGGTATGCCGCTCTGCTCACACTGCGCTTTAACGAAGTTGGCTATCTGGTCCTCTGGCAGTTCGTTCACTTCAACGCTAACTGGAACAAGCATCGTCCGAATCAATTCAAGGATTTGTCGATCATTTGGGTCTAGCCCGAACTGCAATTCTCCGTAGATACAGCGGTCTCCGCCGACTGAGCCATAGGCAGCGTCGAGGAACCCGATCTTGGTTCGCTTGTCGTTCTTCCATATGGCTTCTTCCATCGCACCGAACTTGAGACACATCTGGCGGGTGATGACACGGCGAAGCCCTTGGCCGCGAGGCATCCGACCTTCGTCCATCATTGTGAATTGCAGCGAATCTCGGCCATAGAACTCAATGTCAGCGTCGATAGCCTTCTGGTCGATGAGCGGGATACCGAGCTTGCCATCAAGGTTTGGTGAGTCACTACCCACCAGTTGAACACAAATTCCTTGATCGAAACGTGTCGGCCACGTCTTTGTTTTTGGTGCCTGATCGATCCCGCCGTCCCATCCTCCAAGATGTGCTGCTGGCTCGCAGATTACCCCGAGAGCGTCTGTGGTGTCCTTGGGGTTGCCCATGACCACGCACTTGAAGTCAGTGTTCTTGTTCAGGTTTGCGATGGCATCTACGAATATGCGGGCCATTAGATGGCCTTCGTCGGCCACCATGCGCAACCTCTTGTTCTTAATGCCAGCGAAGCTTCCAAGACCGACATAGGAACCTCCCCTTTTGCAAGGCACACCGCAGATACCGTTGCGGAAGTCTCGCCCGTCAGCGTTCTCAAAACGGCTGTCAGTGATGATGCGCTGTCTAGATTCGATGAGGTTGCCTGGGATTAGTTGGGGATACCTGTCTTGTGCCATTCGATGGTACTTCTTGATTTCACCCCACACGCGCATTTCGAGCATCTCTCGTTCGGTGGAAGACACAAGAACAGTGGTGCAGTCGCTCCACGGGTAGTAATCGGCTAGGACGTTGATGGCAGCAGAGTGAGTCTTGCCGCTCGACGCCGGACCCATCTCACCGATGATTCGGTGTCCAAGATAGCACTCCAATTCGAGTTCGTTCCACCGGTGCCAGATGTGCTCCGGCCACAACAGACTGATGAATGCTTTGAAGTGGAAGAATAGACCGTTGCCGTGACCTCTGTAGGTGCCTCCCTGCCGGATCATCTGCATCTCGATTGCCGCGTCCACCATGAGCGGTTCCCAATCGAGTCCGTATTTTCGTTGCTTGGGTAGATTACGGCGTCCGGCCATGCCATGTTGACTTTGTGCCTTCTAACGCGCAGCGTCCAGCGTAATGGCTTCTGTTGGAAATGGCGGTGTAAGGATGGTAGATGGTCAGGTGTCCTTCGAGGGCGGCATCGACAGCGGTCGTGTGCCGACGATGAACTCTCCGGGATTTGAAACCGGACTTAAATTCAATCAACTTGCGTGGCTCACGAACGGAACGGTGCGTGGCGGAGGAGTGACACAGCGGACGGGTTGGAAGCCGCTCGTTCAAAACTACAATTGGCCAGGAATCTTTCAGGCGGCTTACATGTACGAGCCGCCATTCGCCAATCCGTATCTCATCCTTATGATCGGCGGGCGTATCTATCAGGTGCGGGTAGATACGGACAATTCAGTGGTGGATCTGTCGGCAAAGTTCGGGCTTACCATGCCACCAAGCGAGCCACTGGGATTCATGGTCCAAGGAGAAGAATTTCTCGTCATTCAGTCAGGCGACTTGATCACACTTCCGTTATTTTGGGATGGCGTGATTCTGCGTCGAAGTCTTGGATTTCGTGGCATCGGAGCGGAGCAAGGCACCCCTGATAATATCTTTACGATAACGATCCGTAACGACAACGATCCACGAGTCGGAACAGTGATCCCGGCCGGAAGTCTGTTCACCACTTCTCAAGGCAATTTTACGCTTCAATTGCCGTTCACCATCCCGGCCGTAGGAGCTTCGGCTGTGGCGACCATCAATGAAGCTTACGATGGAACTCCGCCTGTCACGGTGAATGTGTTCGTTCCTGGACCTTTCAAATTCGATCCTAATTTCGGTTCTCACACCTACCAATGGACTATCACGGCCAAATCGGCTGCGGGTTCAACCACAGGCATTGCCTCAGAACTGCCGGCAGCCGGGCCGATGGACTATTACATGGGCAGAATCTGGTACGCCTTTGGGCGACAGTATTGCGCTGGCGACATCGTGGGAAGCAAGGCATCTGGCACGTTCCCCTACAATTACCGCGACTCGATCCTCAAGATTACTGAGAACCCAGTAGCACTGGCTGGTGACGCCTTCATTGTCCCGACAAACGCTGGAAACATTCGGGCACTAAAGCATAGCGCCAATTTGAACTCAGCTTTGGGCGAAGGTGAATTGTACGTGTTCACTCGAAAGAACATTTACGCTACCACCGTCCCGGCCCGACGCGCCGAATGGTCGGCGCTCAGTGAACCTTTACAGCGGGTGGCTCAACGAGACTTTGGTTCGGTTGGAGATCGCTGTGTAGTGCCAGTTAATGGCGATCTTTTCTATCAGGCGATGGATGGACTTCGTTCTCTGGCTATCTCCGTTCGTAACTTTGGACAGTGGGGCAACATTCCAATCAGTAGTCCTGAAGAACGACTTCTTCGATTCAACAATCGTGCTCTGATGCGGTTTGTGAGCGGCATCAACTTCGACAACAGGATGTGGCAAACTGTTGGTCCGTTTCAGACGGATAAAGGAGTCGCTCATCAAGGGATCATTCCGCTGGACTTCGATGTACTTGGAAACATCGACAACAAACTTCCTCCAGCATGGGAAGGAATGTACGAAGGACTATCTCATCTTGAGCTTTTGGTGGGGGACTTTGGTGGATTGGCGCGGGCATTCGATATTGTCGTAAGTCAGCTAACGGGCAACATCGACATATGGGAGATGACAACACAGGACCGTTGGGACAGTCAGGTGGACAACGACGGCGACCGAGTTACTTGGTATCTGGAGACCCCAGCCTATACGTGGCGCGATCCATTCATGCTCAAGAAGCTCGACGGACTGGAATTGTGGTTCGACAAAATGCTTGGCACAGTTCAGTTCATGGTCGAATACAAGGTTGATCAGAATCCATGCTGGATACCGTGGCACGCTTGGAAGCAATGCGTCGCCAAGGATTGTAACGAAGATCCAGAAGCGGTGACGTGCCCGAAGTATCCGGTGCAACCTTACTGTGAAGGCTTCAAAGCCACAGTATCGATGCCGACGCCTCCGAACCAGTGCGAGCCGAACAATGCACGGCCTACAACTGAGGGGTATCAATTCCAGATTCGATTGACGATCAAGGGTTGGTGTCGATTGCGTGGTTTGCGTATTTACGCTCTGCCAAGAGTGAAGGCGCCGTACCAAAACCTTGTGTGTTCCGCCGCGAACTTCTTCGAGCCAGCACCCAATCCGGCGTCACGAGTTGCACCATTACCGCCTGAACCTTCAGGGCCATCAACTCCGGTAACTCCGCCTGTTACTCCGGAGCCGCCTGTTGTTCCGCCAGAGCCACCGGCCGATGCGATCACATGGACGCCCGACACGGCCATTGCCAGTTGGTTTGACTCTGGATTCAATAACTTCACGGGAGATCTCGCGACATTTCTGGCAACGGTGGATTTGAATGACATGGTTCAGTTCGATCTTCCCGGTGTGGGAGTCACGGCCATTACGGGATTAGATCTGATGGTGACGTGCGCCACTCTCAATTTAAGCGGGAACGCTTTGACGAGTATCCCTGCCCTTCCGGCATCGCTTACACAGTTCAATGCCTCGTCCAATCAACTCGCGACTGTCACAACTCTGCCAGCCCAACTCACGACCATTTCTCTTGATAACAACTTGTTGACTGCGCTGCCGGTAATTCCTGCATTGGTCACGATTCTTACGATCTCAAACAACTCGTTCAGTGCGGCAACGGTAAACACGATCTGCGGCCAACTAGTTGCAAATGGACTTCCAAACGGAGTTTTGGATTTAACCGGTCTGGACACCTCGCAATCCGGAGCGAACATTGCCACACTTCAGGCAAATGGTTGGGTGGTGCTACCATGAATACACCATGCAAACTGGTTTTGAAGCAGTGCCTGCCGTGCAACGATGATCCGATTCGGAACATCACCGCGGAGGCTCCGGACATTGACGTGTTCATCGGCTTCCGAGACTTCAAATGGAACCCACCGTTGGGCGTCACCTATTTTCAACTGGCCTGCAAAGCGATCTGTTTCTCTGAAGTATCGCAACAAGAAGCTGATCTTTGCGCCCTTCGTGATGCTCAAGCGTGCGACTGGAACGGAGCAAGTGATCCAATCGTTCCTCCAGTGCCTCCCGGTCCAGACGATCATGGAGGAAAAGGTGGGGGCACAGGACTGCCTCCAACTAATCCTAGAAGCCCGGTCCGACGATTTGGGAACACGGTCCAGACCTGCGACGCGCTCTGTCCGGACGGTTCTCCGTTCACTGAAACCGTGGCGGCTGGAACAATCACTGAATTGAGTCAGGCGCTTGCCGATGCGAAGGCGAAAAGTTTGGCGTGTAAGTTGGCTCATCAGGATCTCTTTTGTATTTCTGGGACACCACCGCCAGCTTGTGTTGGAGATAATTATTTCTTCTTCGTCAGTGCAAATGGCGGGGAGGATTTGATTTGGTCGATTGATGGGGATATTCCGCCGGGATTGTCCTTTGATTTCTTCATCGCCACCATCACTGGCGTCCCAACAGTTCCAGGTTCCTACACATTCGTCGTAGAGGCAACGGACTCGCAAGGGCGGATGCAGGCTAGGGTCTTGACGATATGCGTCATGGAAATAGTCACGGCCGCAACGCTACCGGATGCAACGAAGAATCAGGTTTACGCCCAACCACTGGTTCAGCAACCAGCCACCGTTTCGTCTGAAATATGGACGCTAGTTAGCGGAAGCTTACCAACTGGAATAACTCTTTCCGCCAATGGCTCTCTGACTGGCATTCCGACTGCAACTGGAACTTCATCCTTCACTCTCAAGGTCGATGCGATATGTGATGGATTAGCGGTGAGTTGTCAGAAAACATTCAGCTTGGAAGTAGTCAGCGGCATCGACTGCTTGGGCCAACCTCAAGCAGTGCAAGATTTGGTTTGGGACGACATAGGATCAACCCCCTTCATCATATCTGGTGGGGATGGAACAGCCGCAGGAAACGCGCTTGGTGTAGCCGCTGCCGCCCGTAGTACGCTTTGCAACCCGAACGTAGATCCTTACAATCTCACCTTCACATTTGATTGGACCGCAGGAACCAATTTCATCTCGAATTCGCAAGCGTTCGTCAGGCTTAACGGCGTGGAGTTCGACAGCCCGATAGAAGTTGGCAATGGCACCTTCCAGTGGGTGATGGTGTTGCCGATTCCTTCCGGTCCCAACAATCTCATAGAGGTTGGTTTCAATCAGAATGGTGCTTTCGTTCTTACCTTTAACGGAACACTGGCTATTCGACCGCTCGTACCTCCTCCGTAATATGCAACTATTGAGACTCAAAGATATTCGCCAATCCAGAATCCCGGAAGCCCTCGGAGCCTGTGCTTCTGACAACGGGAAGCTTTTGGAGATTGTAAACGAAGCACAGCAACGATTGGTCTTTGCCGGTGGGGAAACCGGGTGGTGGGGTTCGTGGGCCAAAGTGGTTTTCAACGTCACTGGCACCACCGATCCTTACATCACTTTGCCGAGAAGTATCGCCCGGCTTATCAACATGGACGTGTGCCGAAGTCCGGTGAGAATTCAGAACGAGTTCTACGAGTTCTTGGAAGCAGGCACCGGCTTGCAGCCAGCTTGCGCATGTAACGGCCTTGAGACGTACGATCGTGGAATGTTCCCCACGTTCTCCGACCTCGTGCCTCCAAACAAACGGCTTCGTTTCTACATCACAGACGCAGCCGACATCGGGCGCCGGGTTCTCGTGCAAGGCAAGGACCAGAACGGAACTACGATCTATAGCCTCGATGGGATTGATGAGGTGACCGGAATCTATCTTGAGTTCACCCAACCATTCGTTGATACGCCATTCGACATCACTCTGCTTACCGGATTACAGAAGGATTTCACCGTAGGACAGGTGAGAGTGTTCGAGGTGGACAATGTGACCGGAGTATCGCGTCTGATTCTCACAATGGAACCCAGCGAAGAGGTTGCCGGCTACCGCCGATACTTCCTCAACGGACTTCCCACAAATTGCTGTGGCGCTACCTTACCGGCACTGCCGACGACTCAGGTAACGGCAATGGCTAAGCTCGCACTTATCCCGGTGGCAGTTGATCCAGACTACCTAGTCATTCAGAATATCGCCGCACTCAAGGAAGAATGTCAGGCAGTGCGCTTTGGCGAGATGGATGATCCGGGTTCAGCCGGCCAAGCTGCACTTCGGCATAGGAAGGCGATCAACTTACTCAACGGCGAACTGGTACACCATTTAGGAAAAGAACGGCCAGCCATCAACTTCGCCCCTTTCGGTACAGCTAAACTCTCTTATCAGCGCATCGGCTCTCTAATATAGGAATCTTATGGCAACATTGAGCGGAGCAACGCCTCGAAGTTACAACCCGGCCAGCGGCGGCATTCCAGGAGTGACTTCTCCGGTGGATACCATCACTGGCAACTTGGGCAACTTGGGCGGAATCATCAGTTCGATCACTGGATCGCAATCAGGTGCGCTACGCGGTCAGTATCCAAGCGAGTATTTCTCCACGCTGGGAACGCTCCTTGGCAACACTGGCCGTAGAGCGAGAGGTGACATCTCGGATTTGCTGCCTGAGCTTCAGCAAACTGCCGCTGAGAACGCGGTGTATGGTGGAATGAGTGGCAGCCAAGCAGAGAACACCAAGTTGCTTCGTGATCTTGGACTGACCCGTTACGGAGTTGAGAATCAGGCTCTCAAGGATCTTAGTACGATTCAGTCCGAGATTCCTATGGTAAAGCCGTACGACCCGAGCGGCATTATCGCGGAACAGATGGCGGCTCAAGAGCGGGCGGACATGTACGCTTCCGCCCCGTCACCAGAGGCAGCCTATCAGAGAGCGATGGCCGCGGCTGGTGGAGGTGGCCGCACTACTCCAGGATTGAGCTACAACTTTGGTGGTGGCGGCGCCTCTCGACCAGTCGGTAACATCATGGGCGGATACGCACCATCTATCCCTCAATGGGGAACCAATCCTTACTCGTCTCCGGGTTCTGGGTACGCTCCTTGGGGAACTTTCCCAAATGCCATAAGCAACTACAAAAGCGACAATCGGGAAGGGCCAAGCAGTATATCTGACTGGACGAATTGGTTTAACTCACCAGCTACAGGCCAAGATTTTGGTGGCAGTGTGGATTTTGGTGGTGGCCAAGATTGGAGCGGACTAAATACTGATCTGTTCGGATCACCCGGGACTGACATGACCGGTGGTAATGATTATTTGTTGTCAGATTACGCCCCGTCCGGCGGCGACTACTACGACGAACTCTATTAGAGATTTTATGGCTGTCCTAAATATGCTTCCACGATCTGCGTTGATTGATCGCGTAAATTGCGGAATGGCTGACTCCAAAAATTGTTGCAATTACTCGCTGGGTTTTCCCGGCTTTTATCAATTGTCGGATTTGATGCACATCCACTTCGTTAAGCTTTCGCATCGGTTGGCGTTCGCCTTTTGGTGGATTGTCTCGTCCTTTTTGGTGGCGGTCCAAATTGTTATCCGCTTTTGTTCCAAGCCAAAGATGCTTCGGGTTAACGCAAATCCGATTGTCGCAAGTGTGCAACACGCAAAGGCCATTTGGAATTGGACCATTGGTAAGTATCCAAGCAACCCGATGAGCCGAAACGGTTTTACCATTGAATTTCCTTTTTCCGTATCCAGCATTTGTACGAGCACCCCTCCACTCCCAGCATTTGTCTATGTCAGTGGTATCGAGTTTAGAGAAAAATCTCTCAAGTGGTGGAGGCTCTTTAGCCCACCGTATTTTTGCTCCAAGAAGTCCGATTGCTTTAGCATCGCGGGCCATTTGATAAATCTTAACTCGTAAGGAACTTTGTGGCAACTGTCATTCCTCCTTGGTTGAACATCGACCCGATTGCTCCGGCCCGACTCAGGCTTCAGGCGAATGCGCAACGCAGCGCGGATGCTGCAAGCGAGCGAGCGGCTCAGCTTCATGCTCAGGATCTACAGTTCCGACGCGAGCAAGCCGCGGCACAGCAGGCACAGGAGTCTGAACGGCAGGCGGCACAGGAACGAAGTGCCCTTCGCAGAGATCAGGTTCTCAAGCAGACCAATGATCGGGAACTAGCCCAAGCCGCTGGACAGATGCAATTGCGACGAGAATTTCAGACTCAGAAAGCCGAGCAATTCCAGCAAACCTTGAGGATGAAGCAGCAGGCTGCCGAGGTTGAAGCCAGGAACGCCGCTCAACAGATGCAGGGAATGAAAGCCGTGCAATCCGGATTGGAAAAAGGCGAGCCACTACAAAAGCTCATCGCCGAGAACGCACCGATGCTCTTTGCCAAGCATCCAGAGCGGATGACTACCGCCGTTCCTAAAGGAATCATTGGACCGCAGGATTTCGTCGCCCGCCAACTCAGGGACGAGCAGGGTAATCCGATGGGGATCAGCGTAATCCCTGGAGCACACGGATCGATAAAGCCATTGCCACGAACCACAATGTCTCCAGAAGGCATGTTGAGAGCGGACCAACTCAGGCTTGGAGTGATAAACCGACAGTTAGAGGATGAATCTGATCCGGCAAGACAGGCAGCACTCACACAAGCTCGTGACGCCATCATGGCACGACTTGAAAATATCGCTTCTGGGCGCGGAGCCGTAGCGTCTCCGGCTGGAGTTAATGCACAAACTCCAGCGGCGGCTTCCGCGCCTCTATCTAGTACGGTTCGCGTCACATCCCCAAGTGGAAAAACTGGAGTCATTCCGCGGGCACAGTTGGAGGCAGCCTTGAAGAATGGTTACAATGAAATTGCACCACAGGCAACCTCACCGGACTTCACAGAAGAACAAGATAAAGGGACACCGGCGCCAGAGGATAACGAGGAAGAGTAATGGCAGCTATCGACTTCACTGCTGACGAAGAGGAATCGCCGGAGAGCAAGATCGACTTCACGCCCGATACGGCTACCGCTATTGCACAGGCTCCACGTCCAATCATTCCTCCGCCGTCGTCGCTTGCCGATCAACCTCATTACCTAAGCGATGCGGAACAGCAAGCCATCTTCCAACAGGCAGTGCGTGATCCAGCGAATCAAACACTGGCGATACGCGAACCTACGATGCGTGAACGCATCCAAAACAGCGCGTTCATGAGGCGCTTGAGAGGACCGACTCCAATTGAGCAAGAGTTCAGGACTGAACAAGGTTTAGGAAGCACCGGCAGTCCTGGAGAGATTGCGGGCACAATGCTTAAGTTCACGGGCACAGCGCCGCCACCGATTGCGAATCCGATACGAAGTGCCACAGACCCGCTCATAAATCTCATTCCAAACGAGACCGCCAAAGGCGTCGCTCGTGGTGGACGCGAATTGGCCATGTCATTGCCTGGGATAATGGCCACCGGACAAATCATTCCAAGCAGCAGTGCTGTTCTTGCGGCATTCGCCGGTCAGGCAGTTTGGGACTTACCGGAACAGAAGGAAGCGTTTGATCGCGCTAGAAGAGAAGGAAATGATGCGCAGGCCTCACAGATTGCCACAGAAGCTTTCGGGATGGGCGCATTGCTGACTGCTGGCACTGCTCATGGAGCCGCTTCGTCTAGAGTCGTGATGCCTGAGACGCTTAAAGAATTAGCCAAAGAACCATCAACAACAGGAGCACCAA